GCCCGGGCCATGCCGCCGATGCCGACACCGGCCTGCATGGCGATCTGCCCGATCTGCGTGCCCTGCTGCATGAACACGGTCATGGGTTTCTGGCCAGAGAACAGGCCAACCACCATGTCGTTGAGCTGAAAGACGAGGTTCTGGACATGATGCCCGGCAAGCTTGGCCGAGCCGCCCATGCGCGTGACACCGCCTCCTCCGACCGCATTGAGCGCCCGGTCTGCACGCGAGGCGCTGTCAGCCATGTCGCCCATCGCGCCTGCCACCGTGCGCTTCATGTCAGCCATCTCCTTCTGGAGCCGGGCGACGTTGGTGATCATTTCGATTTCGAGGGTGCCTGCTTTCACGTGCTGGGCTCCTTCGACATCATCAGCGCCCGGAAGGCGTTGGTCACTTTCCGGGAGACTTCATCACGGTTGAGGACGGACGTGGCAGTCCATGGCGGCGGACAGTCGGGCTCGCGGGCGCGGACAGTTTCAGCGACGAATTCACCCGAAAGCCGTCGCAAGAGGCGGACCAGCCACGGAGGCAGATCGAGCCCCATGCAGTGCTGCCACTCGCCAATCGTGGCCCAGGAGATGGGGACTGCTCCCATCGCGCCGGGATCGGTGGGGCCGACTTCCATGAGCCAGTCGATCACCCAAGGGGTGCGGATGGGTGGAAAGTCCGGAGTAAGGTCGTCGATGGCCATTCGCTGCAGCCTGGTCAGCGGTTCAGCATCGGTGTCGGGTTTGATTTGTTTGGTAGTGCGCGGCTTGGGCGCCGTGCCCAGCCACGCCAGTTGCCGGACGTAAAGGCTCAGCTCTCGGCCGAGCTCTTCGTAAAATTTGCCCAGTCATTGATGTGGGCGGCGACCTGCGTGGCGATGAACCCGATCGAGGGATCGGCATAGGCCTTGCGAAACAGTTCCTGGCCTTCGAGCCCGTCGGCGGGCGGATAGGTGAAGCCGTTGAAGCTGACCGTGCAGGCAGCCAGAAAAACAGCCTGTTCGGCGAGCTTCTCCTCGGCCGACTGGTCCATCTTCCCGCGCTTCTTGATCTTGTCCATCAGCTGGTTCTGCTGGCGAGCCTGGGCGCGCTGATAGACCTTGGAGCCTGGGCCGTAGACCGTGATCGAGAGGCGTTTGCCCTTCTCGTCGAAGAGCGGGGCATCGTCGCCGCCGACGAGTTCGACCGTCGATGTGTCGGTGGCAGCGAGGGTCGTAATGTCAAACATGGAATATCTCCGTCAGGGTGTCAGGGATCAGGGCGCGAGGACTTCGACAATGCCCACACCGGCGGAATTGGTGGTGAGTTCGAGGGTCACGGTGGCGGTGGTGATCTGATCGACCGAACCGACATTGACCTTGAAGCTCATGACCTGCGCCTGGAAATAGTACTTGTCGCCGTTCTGGGTGGTGACGAGGAAGCTGTGATCAGCGTCCGATAGCGATGCGGATTTGAGCAGGATCTGGCCGGCATCATCAGTGTCGAGCCCCAGCTGGATCTGCATCGTGCCCTGGTTGAAGCTGCCCTTCTTCTTGACGACGCCGCGGCTGCCAACTGGGTTGAAGGTGACGAGATTGAACTCGCGGCCGAACTCGCCGAGGTCGGACACTTCGCCGACTACGGTCATGGTCAGCGCATTGTAGCCGGTCGCATCGAAGGTCGCAGGGGTAGAGGCCGACACCTTCAAGGTGGTGCCGGCGGAAGTCCGAACGGTCATGGCAATGGGTCCTTATGAAGGTGAGGCTTCACCGCGCCTCGTTGAATGAGACGCGAAAGTCCTGCGTCTGCATGTGGATGCCGGTCTCCTCATCGAGGAAATCTGGTCCGGCGGAATCGGTGTGGATGGTGACGTCAGTGAGCCCGTCGATTACGGGCATTTGATCAGCCGCAGCCTTGCGGGCAGCCGCCAGAATGGCTTTCGTTTCAGGATAGGTCCGCGCCAACACGGTGACCTGCACGCGTTCGGTAACGCGGCGGTTTGGGCCGGGAGCCGGCACATTGCGATCCACACTACTGACCGACATTAGCGATATCGCCGGCAAGTCTATGCCCTGTGGCAGCATCCCAGCGGCGATCCGCGAAAGGGGGACGAGCGCCGTCAGCCCGATGTCAGCCACCAGGAGCGAGCGGACCGCAATAACGCCGTTCATTCGTCATCGACCTCGAGGGTCGGTGCCTTCAGGTTCCCGATCTGGACGCGGTGGGCGATGTAGGAGCCCATGGCATTCACCGCTTCCTCGGCTTTCTGGTCAAGCGCTGGGCGCAGGAAGGGTTTTGCGGCGTGACCCGGGTGCATGACCGTGGGCCCGACGAAGTTCTCGCCAATTTTGAGGCTGCCGCGCTTCACCATCTTGTTGATTGTGCCGATACTGACTTTGCGCGGGCCACGCCGGGTCTCACGCACCGGCTTGTCTGCCTCGGAAACCGAGATCAGGTGAGGTGCGACCCCATATTCAATAAACAGGCCAAGATAGGAGCCTTTCCCACGCAGTTTGACGTAAGACGAGAGCTTGGCGCCCTCGGTCCGGGTGCCAATCCCAATCGCGCGCTTCAATTGCCCGGTCTTCACCGGAACATTGGCTTTGGCCTGCTGCTGGATCACCTTGGCACCGGCCCGAAGTCCTCCACGGATCACATTGCGTTCCAGGTTCTTGGGCAGTTCATCGAGCAAGCGCAGCAATTCAGGGCCGCCCTTGAGCCGTATCGTCATGGTGCGGCTCCTTCGCTCGAATGTTCCTCGACCATGAACTCCATGGCCTCCCGCCGCCCCAAAGTTGCCGGGCCGGAAATGATCTGGTGGACGCGTGTATCGATGATGACCCGCATGTCTGCGGCGAGCCCTGCTAGATACCGAATGCGGATCCGGGCGGGACGGCGACCAATCTGGATGCTGTCGGCCAGGCGCTCGGCCTTGGACGGGAGAATGTCCTTCACCTCGGCCCAGACGCAGGCGAACTCGGTCCAAGTGACCTGTTCGGTACCATATTGCGGGTCGTGCGTGACGACCTTGCGCTCAATCCGGATCCTTGTGTCGAGCTTCGAGGCTAGATCCAGCGACATTTGAGCTGACCCACCAACGTGTCGAAGGGTAGACAGGCTGCACCTTCGCGGTTTTCGAACAGGGATGCGGTTTTGACCAGGATTGCAGCGCGGGCGATCGCCAGATCAGGGTCGTTCTCATCAAATCCGGCCGACAGTGTGATCCTGATCAGGCCGTCTTCACCCAGCTCGGGCCAGGATTTCCCGGATGCCGGGCGGATGCGGGTGAACCCGTGCCGTCGGCGGACGACATAGTCCGTCTCTGGCAGGGTCACCGTTGCCCCGCCGGTGGCAGTGTAGCGGATCTCGGCCACCGAGCAGGGCCGGATGGGCACGGTGATTTCGTCCAGCCAGCTTTCCAGCTGCAGTTCGATGGTCTGTTCGCATAGCTTCAGGCCGGTCTGCTGCTCGAGTTCGGCTTGGGCCGCGTCCAGTTTAGCGCCGAGCAACAGGTCCTCGTCACGGCCATCAAGCCGAAGCTGCTGGCGTGCTTCCTCGAGCGTCACGGCACGGTCCTGGGGTGGCTCGATCGTGACAATTTCGGACATTATTCCGCCTTGGTGCGGTGCGTGGAGCCGGATTTGCGCGTGACCGTAGGTTCCGATTCACTCCCCGCGACCTCGACCGCGAGCCCGCGTTCGATCAGCTGTCGGCCAAAATGATCGTCGAGCTCGAAGCTCTGGCCGGCAAGGATGTTGTTGGAACTGACCGAACTGATGTGCAGGGTATCAAGGGCTTTGAGGATCATGGGTTATCCCTTCCTTTGGATGAGAGGGGCCGGAACGAGCCGGCCCCTGCATCATCACGCAGCCGTTGCCGCGGTGGCAGCAGCAGCGAAGTCGCCCTTCACGAAAGCCTCCGGGCGGTAGACCGCGAGCGCGAGGCGCTCTTCGGCGAGGACCGTCACCAGGTTCTTGCGGAAGTTCTGGTCGTCCTCAGTCGAGATTTCGACCATGGCGTCCATGCGGTCGAAGATCTGCGCGCCCAACTGGAAGGCGCCGGTCAGGAACTTGCCCGTCGCCATCGACTGCGTTGCCACCACTGGCTGCCCCCACAGCGTCGGCGACAGGTTGCCCTGCGGATTGCCGATGATGAACTGGCCGGTGGTGTCCTTGAGCAGTTCGATCGCCGCCCAGTCCGACGGATGCAGCACGACGCCCGTCGACATCAGCTCGGAAAGAGCCGTCTGCAGCATGGCGAGGCGCAGGACATCGATGCGGGTGACAGGCGCCGGGATCGTGATCGGCGGCGCAAAGGCGGTGGCCTGGGTGTAGACGCCATGCAGATCGGTGCCGGTGCCGCCGCCGTTCAGCAGCTGGTTCTCTTCAACCAGCGCTAGGCCATAGGTAAGGCGGCCGTCGATGTAGGACTGCAGCATCGGCACATCGTCGAGGATCTGGCGAGTGGCCAGGACCCAGTGGGCGATTGTGGTGACACTGCTGGTCACGACATCGAACTTGATGTCGGTCTGCGGCTTGGTGGCGCCAGCCGTTTCCGAAACAGTGGCCGCTGCATTGGTGAAGCCGGTTTCTTTCACATACTGCACCGCATTGCTGTTGGTGCGGCCCGGGGTTAGCAGGTCGCGGACCGTCAGGCGGCGCTGGCCAGGGGTGACGATACCGGGCTGGCGGTCAGGAACGATCAGGTCGCCGGCCGAGCCATTGGCATCGGTCGTTAGAGCAGAGACGATCGCCTTGACCTCGACGCTGGCACGGCCGCGGGCGGTCTTGCTGTTCAGGAAGGGCTTGATGGTGTCGGAAGAAACGACGCGTTCACCGATAGTCCGATAGTCGGAGCGTTCGTCGTCCTGCTTCTTGCGGGCGAGCTTTTGCTCGACCTCGTCGAGGCGGGCCTTGGCTTCATTTAGCGCGGTCAGCGCCTCGTCGGCCAGTTGCTTTGTCGCGGTCGAGAGCTCTTCACCCTTGGCAGCCTTGCCCAGCGCCTCTTCGGCGATGGCTTTTACCTGGTCATGGCGCGTGTCGAACGCAGCCTTCACTTCTTGCGCCAACTGATCGGCGCTCTTGGTCTCGGTCATGGGATTGCTCCGTAGGAGGTGGGTTCAGCCGCGGATTTGCGCGGCAAGAGCCGACAGAAAGTCGGTGTTGGACTCACTGCCGGACTCACTCCGGAGCAGTGATTTGAGGCCTTTCCCCGCGATTGCGGTGGCCTGGCTTTTCGAGAACCCTGCCTCGCGCAGGAAATTCTCAAAATCGGGAAGCGTTGGCAGGATCTGACCGTCAGTCACGGTCTTGACTGCCGTTACCTTCGCTTCGGTGTTCATGGGCATGGTGACGAGGCTGATTTCGCGAAGATCGATCTTCTTGAGCCGCAGGACGCCGGCCTTGTAGGGGTCGGGAGCAGCACCGCCCTTGGGGATGGTGTATCCGATCGAGAGGCCGCCAAGCGCGCCGTGCTTCAGCTTGCCATAGGCACGCTGGGCAACCGGATCGCCGTCCAGGATCAGCTGCCCGCGCACGAACAGGCCGCGGTCATCCTCGAAGATGTCGCGCCATACACCGATCGGTTCGCGCTGGTCGTGCTGCCAGAGCATCGGGATGCCCCAGCCTTCGGCCCGGGCCTTGGCGACGCTCTCCCGGAAAGCGCCCGGTTCGATAAGATCGCCGCCCTGGTCGACATTGCCAAAGGTCGAGGCGTAGCCCTCGAACTGCCCGGTGTCCTGAAGGTCACTGGACTTGAGGGTCAGGGTGAGATGTTTCATTTAGGGGGCTCCGATGGGGCATTCGCTCCGGTTGGCGGCAGCAATCCTGCCCGGCTGATGGGCACGTTCTGCATCTGCATGCGGGGGACATCGCCGCCTTCGACGGGCGGCAGGTTTTCGAGCGCGCGGACCTCGTTGATGGTCATCACGCCATTGGTCAGCATCTGCTGGTAGAAGGAGGCACGCGCCGCGCTGTCACCGCGCAGCAGGCCTTCGAGGTTGAACTCGATGACAAGCCCCGCTTGCCGGTCGGCCGGCGAGAGCAGCTGCTTGGCCAGCGCCTGTTCGATGCGCTTCAAGCGCCGCCGCAACGTGAACTTCTGGAACCCCAGCGTCTGCTGTTCGAGCCCGGTGCCCCAGCTGGTGGTCTTCTCGGTGTGGCCGACCATGAACGGCGGAACGCCAAAGAAGCGGCAGACCTCCTCGACCGAGAATGCCCGGCTCTGCAGCATCTGGGCATCTTCCGGGCTGATTGAGAGCTGGACCCAGTCCATGCCCCGGTCGAGCAGCATCGGCCGCCCGGCATTGATCGCGCCGGCAAACTTCTCCTGCAGCAGTTCTTCGGCCTGTTTGCGTTGATCAAGTGTCAGGCTGTCGGCGGTTTTCAGCAGCCCCGAGGGCCGCACCCCGTTGCGGAAGGTGTCGCCAGAGGCCCGTTCGATGGCCTGTGCCAATCCAAAGGTCTGGCGACCGAAGCTGAGGGTCGAAAGACCGCCCAGCGGGTTGCCGCCAAAGCCCCGGATGTGGAGCATGTTGTCCTGTTGGACGATCGACCGGACGCCATTGTCGGACCACTCGTATTCCAGGCTGCCGTCGCGCAGACGGCGCACGGTCATGAGTTCGGGCGCGATTGGGACGCTGAGCGCTACCACCCGGCCATTGCTGCCCCGGATGATCTCGGCATAGGCATTGCCGCTCAGTTCAATCGAGGCGCAGATGAACTCCCAGAAGTCGACCGCGGTCTGGTCGGCATTCGGGCTGTCATGCAGGATCCGGTAGAGTGGATGGTCACTCGCAACCGTCCTTGCGCCACCCCGGGTCCGGTAGACCATGAGCGGCAGCGAGGCGATCGTGCCCGCAAGCAGATTGACGCAGGCCCATGCTGAGGCGAGCCCCAGCACCGAGCTGGTTGAGACCAGTTCACCGGTCGTGGTCGTCCGGCCACCTGCGGCCTGCACCAGCCGCGGATCAGTGAGTCCGATGGAGCGCGCGATGTATCCCAGCGCCTTTTGAAGCAGGTTCATGTTGCAAGGCTCTTCAGCCAATCATCAATGGAACCGGAGGTATCGCCTGCCATCGCTGCCCCCACTGCCATGCACAGCGCGACCGCTGCGTCGATCTTGTTGATGGCCCGCTGCTTGGAGAGCCACTTATTGTCCCAGCGGTCAGTTTCGGTGACCGCCGACATCATTGCTGAAATGAGTACCGGATTGCGTTTGAGCCGGATGCGCCCCTCGAGGATCAGTTCTTCCAGATGCCGAAGCGAGCCCGGCATCCAGAGGCCTTCGGTCATCTCGCCCGCTGGCTTGGCCCGCTTGGTGCCGCCCTGCGGATGCTCGACAAAGGTAAGGTCGAGGCCGAGTTCTGCGACTTCTTCTTCGAAGCGCCGGAAGGCGTAACGGTCGTAAGCCACGGCCTCGACCCGGTAGTCCGAGGCCATCTCGGCGAGCGCCTGCGCCACATGGCGAAAGCTGATGTTCTCCCCGGCAGGCGCGTTCAGAAACCCGTCTGCGACCCAGAGGTCGTAGGGCTGCTTGTCGCGCAGCACGCGTGCGCTGAGCGTATCGCCCGGCGTCCAGACTTCGACCCATGCATCAAAGCAGGGTTTGCCGTCCTTTTCGCCATTGCGCTGGACTGCGGCCAGCGCGGTCAGGTCGCGGTTCTGACTGAGGTCGAGCCCGAGCCAGACGGATTGTCCCGCCTTGGGTTCGAACTCTGCCAGGAGCGGCTCGAGCGTAGAGCGCGCCATCCAGGCGGTCTCGGCATCCGTCCACACACAGAAGTGCAGCCGCAAAATGCCGTTCAATTGCCCGGGGATGGCTTTGGCCTGCGCCACGACTTCCGAAAGGTACTGTTCGGTAATCGTTACGCCGAGCAGTGGGTTCGCCTTGATCCAGCAACTGGGGTCCGTCAGCGGGTCGTCGCCATCATCGAGCGCGCAGACATAGCTGAAGGTCGTGTCGTCGATGACCTGCCCGAGAAAGGTCGGGTCGGTCACCGCATCGGGATTACCAGCCGCCACCCGGATCGCGTGTTCGTGTTCCTCCCAGGCGACCGAATTGCGGTCCGAACCTGAGTTCGTGATCATGAACAGCAGCGGATCGCGGCGAAACTTGAAGCCGCGCTCCAGCATCTCGATGATCGAGCGATCCGGAAGCTCGTGGACCTCGTCGGCAAGTACAAAATATGGGCGCGGCCCCGAGCCGGTCTTGCCCGTGTCGCGCGAGACCGGGCGAAAGAAACT